GGACGCTTATGCGCTGACGGCCGCTGGCGGGAATGGTATATACTAACTCGGCGCCGGCCTCCCGGCCGGGCCGTGCCCGGGTGGTGGAACTGGTAGACACAGGGGACTTAAAATCCCCAGGGGTAACACCCCGTGCGGGTTCGAGTCCCGCCCTGGGCACCATAGTGATATCAAGAGGTTAGCCTGATTGGGCTGGCCTCTTTTTTTGCGTCCGAATCGGCCTCTGTGCCCGCCACTGTGCCCGTGGGTAGGTAGGCTTGGAGTTTGGCTGCGGCTTGTTTGAGGTCTTCGGCAGATACGATGTTGTAGCGATCAAATATGGCGCGGGTCTTGTGGCCGCTTATCATCATGACCACGCGCTCTGGAATTCCAGCCCGCACCATGTTGCGGACAGCGGTGCGCCTCAGGTCATGAAACAGCTTACCGTTGACCTTGGCCACCTTGCAGGCTTTAGCCCATGAACCCCGAAAGTCCCTAATGGGCCCGCCGTTGCGGTGAAACACGTAGTTGCAACCAAGGTTGCGCCTGACCATCTCCGCCTTGAGGACGGTTTTTAATTCATCGTCGAGGTAAACCGTGCGGGCATCCTGGTTTTTAGTTTCGCCTGCCTCAAGGCGCACGATGCCACGGCCAAGATCAACCCTGTCCCAAGTGAGTCCGGTAATTTCTCCAAATCGCCATCCCGTCTTGTATCCAAAGGTGACGAGTCCCCGCAGGTGTCCAGGTAGAGCCTCCCTTAGCGCCAAGAATTCCTCGTGCTCAAAGAATCCTTTTCTGGTGTTGTTTTCGGCTAGCATGGGGACATGGGGAACAAGGGCAACCTTGGGGGGTGTGCAACGAGCGGCCAAGTTGAACATTCGCTTAAGCGCCGCCATTTCTCGGTTGATCGTCGCATTTGCCGCGCCCTGGTCAAGGCGTCGGCTGACATAGGCCTGAATTTTGGCCGTGGTGATGTCTGGAACCCGCATGCCGCCGAAATTGGGCTCTAGGTGGAGTTTGACGGTGCGCTCTGCTTTGGCTAGGGTCTTTTTTCCGTTTATCCGATAGTCAGTGATGTAGTCTTGGGCTAACTCGTCGAATCGCACCTTGTCAAAACAAATCCCCGGCAACCTGCCCTCGGAGATTTCGCCTTCACGCTTTTTCAGGAGCCGCCTAGCAAAGGTCTCTTTCGTGCTACGGGTTGACTCGCGGTAAGGCTTCCCGTCACGGTAATACTTAATCCAATAGATATTTCCTCTCTGATAGACCATGCCCATAGACACCTCCCAATAAAGATGCCGAGAGACGTGCTTGGGCCCCTATAGAAGCCCCCGCCCCCTCACGGAAGACGGCGTCTCTCGGCAATCTGTTTTGCTAAGGCACAAAAGTAGGCCCATTTCGGGGGCCTCCCGCTATAAGATTTAAGCATTTCCACCCTAGCCTTTCCCCGCGCTAGGAGTCAAGTTGATGCGGCGGTTGCAGTCCTTGTAGCCACACAACATTGCCCGCCCCCTGCTGGAGCCGGGCCGCCCGGCAGGCCAGGACTGCTGAAAAGACGCCGCCGCCCGCCTCGAATGGAGCGCCGGGCGGATCAAATCTTCACCACCAAAGGTTCAGAGAAATCATATTCAACGGGCTTTTTCTCACGCGCGTGAAGGCCCATGGCCATGACTAAGGCCACGAGTCCATCCACGCGCTCGATTGATTTATCCTTTGCAATCTTGCGGGCCCCGGCGGGATCAGTTTCAACCACCGCGTTTGCCACGTTCCAGGTCAAGACCGGGTGCCCGCCGTGCCTCAGTTTTTGATTCAGGATCGCAGCCTCAAGCGCGTCCACGGCTAAGCCCATGTCGCGGTAGCCCTGGCCCCAGGGCACAAGGGGAAGTTTTATGCCTTCATCGGCTAGCAGGACCTCCAGGTCCTCGATTCTCCATCTGTCATAGGCCACTCCGCGAAGGTCATACAGGGCCGCAATCTCAGCCAGTCGGTACACAATGGCCCGCCGGTTGATCGCCCTGCCCTTGGTTGCTTCAATTAGCCCCTTTGCATGCCAGGTGCGATACGGCACTTTGTCGTGGTCCTCGCGCTCAGCAAGGCTTTCACCAGGCACCCAGAAAAAGGGCAGGATTGCCCCTCCATCCTCGGGGAAGAACAGCACCAAGGCCGTTAGATCGCGGGTAGAGCCAAGATCAAGTCCAGCCCAGCACGGCCGCCCGGCCAGGGTCGCAGGGTCCACCTTGCCCGCGCAGGCGTCCCAATCAGGGCCAGCGATAAAACGGGTGTCGGCTTCCACCGGTTGGTTCAGATAGAGATTGCGGAAAACTGATTCCTTGGCAGGGATACGCTGGGCCTGGGCTGCGAACTGCCTCATTTCTTCCAGAGACCGGAAGTCGCCAAGAGCCGGATTGCATGCTTTCCATACAGCTTCATCCCAAGGATCGGCGTCCAGCGGGGCGGCGAATATGACAGGCAGGAACGAATCGTCCTGAACCACGCCGTCAAGCACTTGTTGGCCGTAGTTCACCACCTCCGTCATTACGTGGTGGGGGTCTGAGGATTGCGTGCTAACGACCACAAAAAGAGGTTCGGCCCGAGCACCTACCCCTGTGTCCAAATTGTCGTAAAGGTGCCGGTTGCGAGCCTGTGCCAATTCGTCATAGACCACGAACGAAGGGGACAAGCCATGCGCCTTACGATCATCGCTCGACAGTGCCATGTAGACGCTGCCGGTTAGGTCATCCTCCAGGGTTTTACGGAAGCGTTGGATATTGACGCGGGCATTAAATTCCGGGACAGCTGAGATTATGGCTTCAAGCTCATTGAAAATAATGCCAGCTTGGTCCCTGTCACTTGCCGCAGAATAAACTTGTCCCCGTGGCTCAGCTTCCGGCCCAATGAGGTGGCAAAGGGCCAGAGCCGCCGCCAGAGCGGTCTTGCCATTTTTCCGAGGGAAAGTTAACAGTGCCTTACGTACCACGCGCACACCGCGCTTAGTGCGGTAAAGGGCACGTATGATTTTCTTCTGCCAAGGCCTAAGGCGGAAAAGCCGCCCGGCGTGCATTCCGCTGGTTATTGGCAGAGACTCAACGAAAAGGACAACCCTTTGGGCCCTGGTCAGCCCTGGTTTTTCCCAAAAAAAGCAGTATTCGCCAATGACCTTCGGCCCATCCTGGACCGTTTTAGTTGGCCCTGCTTTTGGCCCCCGCCGCCCCATGGTTATATTACTCTGTCCTTGGGGGAGCGCACCGGTCCTTGGGACTCAGTGCTGAGCAATTTTTCGCCCGCATTCCACCAGTGGTCCGCGTCCAGTGGCTTGCCTGTCTGAGGATCCACCCTCCGATCTCGCGGAGGATTGAAGGCTCCGCCCTCCTCGCGATTGATCTTGGCGTTGTGGCATGCACGGCACAGCGGTTGCAGATTGCCTGGACTGAAGGGGGCCCCGCCCTGGGAGAGTGGCGTGATGTGATCAACGTCGTGGGCCAGCGTTGTTTGCCCCGCCCTTCGACACTCACGGCAAGTCGGCTCTTGGCGAAGGATAGCCAGCCGCAAGCGCTTCCAAGTGCCAGTGTTGTAAGGCCAGTTAGCCAAGTTCAGCCCCACGCCCGCGTAGCCATTGCAGGCATTGAGGCAGCGTGTCGCCCCTAGTGACCCGGAGTTGGCCAGCCTCCACCGCAGCCGCGACACGCGAGACAGCAGCCTTGGCTTTACTGCGACTAAGGCCACTTGCCCGAAGGTCTCTCTCTAATGTCCTCTTGGATAGATAATCCATTGCCTTTGTCATTAGGACCTATCCTTTCTGGTATGCGGGTTGGTTAAGGGAAGACTTCTTTGCTTCCCATTCATTGCCTTTAAGCGGCTCAACTGTGTTGCACGTTATATTTCCGGGAGATAGTAAATTTATAAGAGTTATAGTTCGTGGTAATCTATTTCCCATGGTTGGGTAATCTATTTCCCATGGTTGGGTAATCTATTTCCCACTTTTGAGCTGGTTGGGTCATTTATTTCCCACAATGCTCATCGCATGCGCCGAGCATCACTCGGAAGGCTCCCCTCACCGCGGGCATGTCTTCAATCAAGCCAACCTCATGCAAGTTCTGGAGGGCACCACCAACTGATCTGCGGTCTACGCCTGCCCATTTTGCTAGCTGGCTAAGACTTTCATAGTTAGCCCGCCTGCAAATATCCCACTGCCTGTTTTGTAGGTGCTCCTCTAAATCATCCTCATGAATCCAGCCGCCCCCATAATCGGTGTCTTCATCGCCATAGAGTTTTGCCTTCCAGCGGAGAACCGGGTACACAGCTTTCCCCGCTGGTGTGCATTTACGCCACGTACCGGAGTCTATTACTGAGTAGAAAAAAGGCATGAATCTATCGGTGCCATCCGCATTAAAATCAGAAGAGATTTTCCGATGGTAAACGTTCAAAGGGCCGCCCCTGGGATTGCGCTTTTTTGAAATTTCGATTAGTCCAAATGCAACTAGTTCCTGTGTTGCTTTGCGGACGGCCAAGCGGCTTTTTATTCCGGCCTCTAGACCAAGAGTTTTCTGGCTTGGCCATGCCATGCCTTCGCGATTCACATGCCTAAATATGGCCATGAGAATTCCTTTAGCCGACAGACTAAGGGCGGTCCATGTGCGATCTTCGAATATCCACAATGGGAGCAAAAAATATTGACCATTTGGTGCCAATAGAACAACCTCGCGTTGTTAGCTCAACCCCGCCAATAAACGGCTTGTCTTCATCACACGGCTATCCGCTTGTTGTGATCGATGTAGTTATCGAGGTCGAAAATATCGACCCACATTTTCCGGCCATCCTGAATCACTGGCACCTTTCCATCCCAGACCAACGTCCGCATGCTGTAGAGCGAACGGCCCAGGTATTCAGCAGCCTCTTTAAGGGTCAGAAGTCGCTTTTTAGGTGCCGGACTCAATCTACTTCGCCCCCCCGCTATCAAAACCGTCCCCGCCCTCACGCGGATTCCAGCCCTCCGAGTGCCTTATTTCATTCGGGGTGAGAATTTGATTCTTGACCGCGATTTCGTGGGCTTTCCATCGAGCTTCGTGATCGCCCCTGAGGAAGCCGCTTAGATCGAATTCAATTTCATGGGTGCGCCGGGACTCGACCGTGAAAGCCGAGCGGGTAAATTCCGCCTCTAGCTTCTTTATCCAAGGCGTAAGGGTATGCTGGGCAAACCAGCGGCCAGCGGTCTCGGAGTTGGTGAAGCTGGAATGATCCCAGATACCAACTAACGGCGGAGGCACTTGATAAATGCGGGCCAATTCCTCGGTGGTGAACCGGCGGGAAGCTAAAAGCTCAGCATCTTCAGGTGAAATGCTTATTTGCTGCCACTGCAAGCCCTGATCCAGCACCATGAAACGAGCGGCGTTCGAGGGGCCCGCGTACATTTCGCGCATCTGTTCACGTAAGTGTTGGCGGGCTTCTTTTGATAGCTGCGCCTCTGTTTTTAGGGCACCGCTGGGATTGACGCCGTTGGCATACATCGCCCCGGCAAACTCCTGGACGTTCAGGCCCGCCGCAATGACAGCGGCTGCACGCTGGAGCCTGGAGCGCCCCACCAGGCCCTCATCGCTCCGATCCCGCAGGTGAAGCACCTCTCCCTCTAGGAGCCGCCTAGGCCGCCCCTGGCCGCCATACACGCCCACAAGCTCCACAATGTCGTATGCCAGGCGGCCGGATGGCAGGAGTTGCACTGACACCCATTCCCAAGGAATTGGCCGCAACTCCACCACCGCCCCGCGGGCATCGGGCACTATCTCGGCTAGGCCGTTGCCCCGAAGCAAGGCGCTGGCTAAAAGCCACTCCACAAAATCAGGCCAGGACTGGTGAGCATTCGCACCCTGGCGCACCAGGCGGGCCAGGGGATGCAGCTTGTCAACGTCCCGGCCTTGATCCGACAGTCGGTATATCCACACGGGCAAGCTGGCCACGGCGGAAGATATGGCGCTCACGCAGGCCAGGACGGTACTGAGGTTTTCCGCAGTCCGGGCATTGACCAGTTGGCCCGTGGTGGTGTTCATCCCGGACAGGTAGGTCCATGACGGGTCCACCGCCCTGGTCTCGGGCTTGGCCTTGAAAAGGTCCTTCAAAAACTTCATCGGCAGGTCTCCATGTAGCGGCGGGCCAGGGCCAGGCGCAGGGGCAGGCGGGCACGGGCGGCAACGCTGGTGCCTTCATAGGCGGGCCAGGCGGAGACCACGCTGATCTCCTGAAGATTCACCCGGACCAGCTCCCGGCTACGTCCTGCCCAGCGCTCACCGCCACGTGGCACGGTGAAGGCGAAGCTGGCCCCGCCAAGATCGCCACGCTCAGCCAAGGTCAAAACGTCCCTGCCCAAACCCGTTTCAGGTACGGCCAGGTCAAAATGAAGGCCGCGTGAGTCCTCAGCCAAGCGCAGAGTGCCGCTCTTGGTCCGGGCCAAAAGCCGGCTGGTGTCATGGTCCACCAAAGCAAGCACGTCCCCGGCCAGGGAGTCCTTGAAGGCACCGGGCTGCACTGTCTCGGTAAAATCACCAATGCGGGCCTCACGGCCAAATACCGCCGCATAGCCTTCAAGCCGCCGTCCCTTGGTCCGGAACTCCACCGCTGCTCTGCGCTCAAGATTCATTTCGTCTCCAAGTTGGGCCCCAGGGTGGGCTGGGAGCATCGCCCAGCCCCAGGGCCCGTGCCGGTCCTGCTGGCCCCGGCATTACGCGGTCAATATGTCCTGAATCGCGCCGAAGCTCTCGGCATGGCGCACCGCAACATCGCAAGTCAACATCGCCCTGATTTGGACGTTGCCCTTGCTGTAGGCCGTGGATTCGTAAGGGTTCACCAACAGGTCAAAGGCCGACCAGTAACCCAAGAGCAGGTCATTCCAATTGCCGTAGATCATCGCGGAGCACACGCCAGTAGCGGTTCCCTTGTCCAGGGTGCTGGGCACCAGGTTGGAGAAGTAGTGCGGGAAGCCCTGGAAGAGGGCCTCCAGGCCGAAGTATCGATTGTCGCTGTCCTTCAGCTTCATGAGGGCCGACCGGACGGCGATATTGGTCAGGAAGGCCAGGGAGCCCGTCTCGGCGTTGGCATCGGCCACAGTGCCGATCAAGTCAACGATCTCGTCCCCGCTGGTGAAGGCCGCGCCATCGGTGCCCATGGCAACGTCACCAATGTTGGAGGTTTCCAGAATCCCGGTGGGCTCGTTCGAGCCGCCGCCCTGGATGGCCACGCTGTCAACGGCCTCCGCCAGGATCGCGGCGAAATCCTGACGAACCAGGTCTTCAACATCAGGCGAAGTCTGCAAGATCATGTTGCGGGAAAGCTCGGTCAGGGCCCCGGCGTGCTTCGGGGTCAGTTGCACCTTGTCAAACTGAATATCAGCCGCCGACAGGGCCCCGTTTTCCGCGACCCACGCGGAAGTCCCAGAGGCTTTGCGCCTGGGGATGTCCACGTTGCCCACCAGGCCATTCAGGACGCGAGCGCCCATGCGCTTCACCGCGAGGGCATTACGCAGTATGTCGATGAACTGGGCCCCCATGTAGTCGGTGGCAATGATGTTGCTGCCAGGGCCAGCCGCCGGGTTGGTGGTGGTCAAGACACGCTGCTCGACAGGCCGTTCAAAAACTTCCAGCGGCACCAGCACGCCCTGGGGATTCGTGCCCGCGCGCTTGGCAAGCTCAGGCTGAAGCTCGCGCTCACGGCCCCAATCGACTCCCTGCATGCCAGCCGCCCCGCCGATGGCCTTGAGCAAGGAAAACTGGCGAAATTCCGCGTCAAGGCGATTATCACCGCTGCCGGCAATCTGCTGGCCGCCCTGCATGCGGCGCTCAGCCTCATCAAGCAACTGCTGGCGGCCGATGGCCTTTTCGGCGTTCTCAAGCTCGCCCTTGAGCTCATCGAATCGGCGGGCCTGGGTTTCGGAAAGGTCGCCTTCGCCTTCGGGTTTTTCCGCAATGGTCCGCATTTCGGCCACTAGCCGACTGCGTTTTTCTAAGAGGTCCTTTAGGGTCATAACTCGCCTCCAGAGTCCGAGACGAGTCCTAATGGAGTGGTCCGGCGGGATTAGGCGGGGCCCCCTCAGGGGCGCAGCCAAAAAGTTCTTAGGTCTTGGGCAAGAATGCCCGAATAACGGCCATGACTGATCTATACGCCTGCGGGTTTTGTTTCTGAAGAGCCCGGAGCAGTGCCCCAGGATCAGGCTTGTCGTTCCTGGCGGTCTTCTGGCCCTGGACTGCGACCGTGCTACCCATGTCCGTCCTTCCGCTCAGAAAACTGCTTTGCTACCTGGCGGCCGCGGTCCTTGGCCTCTAGATACCTCTCGTAGGCTGCTTGCCGCTTGGCCATCTCTGCTTTTATAGATTCCTCTTCAGGGGCGCCTTCCCAAAAAGCCTCGATCCCGGCGTTAAGCATTGCCGTTTCAAGCAGACCGTCAAACCTCTTATTGAAGTCAGCATCATTGATGTACTTCCCCGATTCCGCGAAGTCTAGAAGACCCTCAATGGCGTCACCAACGGCCATGTCCCAATTGGCGGCCAGAGTCTTGAGCCTCTGGTATGCCGCCGGGCCCATCCTCACCGTGGTTATTTTCTTGGTCATTTTCAGCCTCGGGTTAGAGTTAAAGACTAATGAGCTTTTGTCTTACATTGCTATGTTGTATTTATAAATATCACAAAGGGGAAAGGGGCCGCAAGCCATGATCGGCAGAAAAATGACGCTTTTTTCAAAAAAAGTGCCCCGGCCCGAAGGCCAGGGTACTCAAGCCTTCAAAATGAGTCCTTAGGTATCAACTCATAGGTTGACTTTGGGTTGTGAAGCGTGGACCATGGGTTGTCCTGCCCTGTCCCCTTGAATGAGAGTATGGGTATGGCTGGTAATGGCTGGGGAAATATCTGGTGGACCAAAGGGAAGCCGTTTCTTGAGTCGTTCCCAAGCGTTGCTAGTGGCTATGCAGAGGTGATTGAAGATGGCGATGGCACTCACCCCGGCATCGGATCATTACCATGGGGAGGGCGCGTCGTTCCTTTTGAAGATCGGAGCGGAAATATCCCTTGCAGTAACCCAAAATGTAAAGGTGGTGGGGCGTATATAGAGCAAGAAGTCTGCGACATGATCAAAAAAGGCGAAGCCGAGCACGAGTTCCCCCGTAAATGTTCCAATCCCGAATGCACCAACTTCTTTCAGATCAAAATCGTTTTGCGCTATAAGTCCTGATATTACAAATTGCGCGTTAGAATGCGCACGCTCACCCCATTTTCTACCCCCTAGTGTGGGCAACATTGCCATGTCTACTTTAATGCAGGGGTTAAAATTGGCACATCCCGCTAATGTGCCCAAAATTGTGCCCGCGAGTGCCCAGCCCGACCTAACAAAAGCTAACTTTGGCAAACGCCGGGTAGTGGGCCAAATATTTGATATAGCGCAAATAGTAAAAGATTAGGGGGCCTTGCGGCCCCCCGTGAAGTTGCTCAGTTTTTGACTTAAAATCCCCAGGGGCAATACCCCGTGCGGGTTCAAATCCCGCCCTGGGCACCAGTAATATCAACCGGTTAGGCCGCAAAGCCTAGCCGGTTTCTTTTCTTGGCATGCTCCGCTTTTGG